GTTGGACGGCTTTACGGACGATCCTCTCCGGGGGCTGGAGATCAAGACGGCCCGCAGCGTGAAGGGATGGGGCGAACCAGGAACAAACGAGATCCCCGATTACTACATCCTCCAGGTTCAGCATTATATGACGGTGACGGCGTTCCCGGTGTTCGACGTTGCGGTATCCATCGGCGGCGGCTCCCCCGTCCTCTATGAGGTTCCCGAAGATCGGGAATTACAGGAGATGATCATTGAGGCTTGCGCCGCGTTTTGGCAAAGGGTGGTGGATGGCAATCCACCGGACGCGGTTTCATTCGCCGATGCGGTTGCAAGGTTCGGCAAGAGTACTGCGAAAGGTGCGGTTATCGCCTCTCCAGGCGTTTGCTTGGATGTGGCCGACCTGCGAGCCGTCCGGGATGAAAAAACCGCCCTGGAGGCCAAGGAAGAAGAAATCAAGGGGCGTTTGATCGCCGTCCTGGGGGATGCCGGAGATACTCTTGTTGATGCAGGAGGCGAAACGCTGCTTACCTACCGCCTTGCAAACGGGAGGAAGACGTTCGATGCCAAGGCATTCGAGAAGGATCACCCGGACATCTATCAAAAGTATGTCAAACAATCCGAACCGGCAAGACGGTTCCTTTTGAAATAAGGAGGAAGATCATGGAAGCACCCGCAATTTACAATGACGCGCCGATAGCTACAAGGCCGAATGGGAATCAGGCAATGGTAGCAGTGGAACAGGAAAGGGCTATGGCCGAGGTTCAGGGCGCCATTGTCCTGGCAAAGAGGTTTCCCCGGAATCAGATCGAGGCTATGGATCGGATCGCCGTGGCGTGTCAGCGTCCGGGGTTGGCAGAGCAAGCCCTTTATTCCTATGCTCGGGGCGGAACGGAGATTACCGGGCCGTCCATCCGGCTGGCCGAAGCCATAGCGCAGAACTGGCAGAACCTTCAATTCGGAATCCGGGAGCTGGAGCAGCGCAACGGGGAAAGCACCGTTGAAGCGTTCGCCTGGGATGTTGAGAACAACACCCGGCACGTCAAAACCTTCCAGGTAAAGCACGAGCGCTATACCAAAAAGGGCAGCTACCGCCTCGAAGATCCCCGAGACATCTACGAGATGACGGCAAATCAGGGGGCGCGAAGGTTAAGAGCTGCGATCCTGGCAATCATCCCCGGCGATGTCGTGGAATCCGCCGTCGCGCAGTGCGAAGCCACACTCAAGGCCAAGGCCGACACATCCCCCGAAGCCCTCAAAAAGCTGGTGGATGCGTTTGGGAGGTTCGGGATCACGAAGGATCAGATTGAAAAGAGGATTCAGCGGCGTCTCGATACGATCACCCCGGCCCAGCTTGTCAATCTCCGCAAAATCTACAACAGTCTGAAAGACGGGATGAGCGCCGTTCCCGACTGGTTTGATGTTGATCCGGTATCAGTGGACAAGGGATCGGAAGCCCTCAAGAACAAGCTGAAAGGCAAAAAGAAAGAAGAGGAGCCACCCAAAGAGGAAGAGCCGAAACCGGGAGAGCTTGTCGCATGTCCCGACAAGTCGGCAATGGTTCCCGAAAGCGAATGTGTCGGATGTAAAAAGCGGGAAGGATGCCCGGCGCATGAATAAGAATAAGGCCAAGCCACCAGACGCAAACCGCCCCACGATGCGCCGGGGGAAGTGTCCCAGGTGGCCGGAGGATTGGATTTTCAAGGACTACTGCGAGAAGTGCGGGAGGTGCAAACATGGTGCAGAGATATAGACCAGACTCAGATGAGCAAGGGCGTTCCTTCGAGATGATCCCGGACGATGGCGGGGACTATGTGGCGTATGAGGATTACGATGACTTGTTGTTGGAGAAGGAGAGGAGGAGGTATGAACGAGATTAAAGATCAGGAACCTTTCCGTGTATCTTTTCGGGACATGACAGTTTTTACCCCTGGATTGGGGGATTGTTTTCGCGCTTGCGTTGCCACCATCTTCGATTTTCCCATCGAGGATATGCCAAACTTTTGGGAGCAAACGCAAGATCCTCACGAGTTCTGGATGCTCGTTGATGTGTGGGTGAGGGGCCATCTTCATCATACATGTCTAACATTCTCCCTATCTCCAGAACACACCTACATGCTCGCGGATGTGGTGTGTATTGCAACCGGCAATACGAAGCGCACTACCGAGGAACACTGTGTAGTCTGGAAAAACGGTATCGTGCATGACCCACATCCATCAAGAAAAGGGATAAGAAAACCAGAAGTATTCACCATCTTTATCCCCGTAAAAGGAGCGCCACATGTGTAGCGAACAACCAGGAGCACTGCAACAATATGAATCGTGGAAGAAATTCCCAAAGACATACCGAAAACCGACCGACGAAGATGGGAGATGTATCAATTCGTAGGTTTAATGATCGCCAGACTATATCAAAAATATGACGAGGGATGGCAAGGGTGGGAAAGCATTGAAACAGAAGATTACGTCCGCAGGGCAACGAAAAACCTCGAAAAAGGCGATTATGTGGATGCGGCAAACCTTTGTATGCTGGCATATTACGCAAGATCAACCTACTTGAAGGAGGGTAGCTATGAGGAGGGATGATAAATGGATTTTACGAATCAAAGAGCTGGAAGCGGAAAACAAGCTGTTAACGGAGGAAATTGAAAGAATCAAAGATTCGATGTCTTGGACGGAATCGAAAGCACTTGATCGTGTTTATGAACTTGAGACTGAGAACAAGAAGATAAGAGAGGATCACTCAATGCTTCTTGCAAGATTTGATGCTGACGCGATGCTTATTTCTAATCTTGCAGCCAAGAACAAGCGGCTTGAGGCATGGATAGATGATCTCCAGTCAGAAATGTACATCAACTGTGTCTATTGCGGTCATCGTTACGGACCAAACAAGGGGGACCATCTTGTCACAATGCGTAAGACTTTAGAGAAGCATATCGAAGAATGCCCCAAACATCCTCTTTCTATGGCAAGAAATCGGATCATGGAGCTGGAAGCCGAGAACAGGTGGTTGAGAGAGCAATACAATTCCCTCATTTTTGAGGTTTCCTATAAGTTTCCCGGAGAGTCAAGACATGATACCGCCAAACGATACATAAGGGAGCGAGAAGAATATGGAATAGAAATTGGCACTAAGCAAGCCCTGGGGGAGGCAAGCGATGAATGAGGATAAATTACAATGGGAGTGGATACAAGATGGGTATCTACGTCGATGCAAAGTTCCCTGGGGATGGCTTGTCCAGAGTTTTGAAAATGTATTTCATCCATCAAAAGTGGAATATCCTGACCAATTTGGAACTGGATTCGACTACCGAATTGCTTTGACATTCGTATTTGATCCCTTCCATTGGTGGAAAATTTCAAATGAGAAGGAGGCCAACCATGAATGACATCGTAGAGAACGCCCTCTACGCCGAGATCGACCGCCTCCGGGCGCGGGTGGCGGAGTTGGAAGCCGAGAACAAGCGGCTGCGTGAGGCACTCGATGGCATCACTACAGTTGCGAAAATAATCTGTAACGAATTCCCCCTGGGGACTGCATCGTTATATGGATGGGTGCTCATTGGAGAGGAAGCCCTCAAGGAGGAGCCATGAATGGCGATGTCATAATAAAAGTCTCCGTACAGTTACCATGGGCGGCAGATGTAAAAGAATACAGATATGGGATATCCCGAAGGGAAGCGATGGATTCTTTGGCACCACTGCCAAGGAACAGAAGTATTGACCCATATGAATTATTCGAGGCGCAGCGACAATATGAAAGAAGAGCATCGCTTATAAAGTCAGTCGCTCAACATATTGCTAATGCAGTGATGCATGCTTGCGAACGGAAGGAGGCCGATCATGAATAGAGAATACGGCTACTCGCAGCAGACTGTGGACGCCCTGACCGTAGAAAGGGACAAGCTGGAGGCCGAGAACGCTGCCCTCAAGGAATACCGAACGGCTGAAGCACGACGAAGAGCCGAGCTTTACGCCGCGAAGGTGGACGAAAACCACTGTCTCAAGAAAGAGAACGAAGCGGTGAGGGCTGACCTTACTCACTGGAAATCCGCCTGGGATACCGAGAACGGGGCGGTTAAGAAGCTGGAGAGGGAGCTTGACGAGGCGATGCGGGTAATCGAGAGGCTAAAAGATGATGCTGAATGGGCTATTCAAACTGAAATCGGCAGACAACATGGGTGTAAGGTTAGCATAATGGAACACCTTGAATCTATAATGAACAGGGCCAAGGCCACGCTGTCCGGGAAGGAGGGGAAAGATGAGAAAGTGTAAGTGTGAATTTTGGGACAGGGAGTTAAAACAGCATATAAAAGTAGAGGGTCTATTCCATCAGTGGGCCGCTGCCTATGAAGAGTTCGAAAGTGGTCCAGGTAACTATACAGTAGCCCTAGTAGAACTACCGGGAGGAAGGATTGTTGAATCATTACCCACCGATATTAAGTTTCTGGAGGCTAATCCATGACCGCTGAATACATCCGCCTGTGCAGCGAGAAAAAAGGACTGTCTGCCTTAGAGGATTGCGAAGAGGCCATAAAGGAAACCCGCCAAGAATTAGATCGGGAGGTGTAGGGATGCAGGAAGTTCGATTGAATCTTTACCAGTGCAATAGAGAGTTTCAAATCGAAATAGGCGGCGGCGGATTTGGCTATCGCCTCCTTGGGCCAAAGTTTGACGGAAGTTCGCGGCTCATAAAAAGCGTCATTCTGTCGGATCGTGACAAGGAAGAAATCATCGGCTATGTCAAGCCCGACGCCAGGGCCATCGAGGAGGAGCTTGCGGACTACAAGGCGGCAAATGCGTCAATCCGTGAGGAATTACGGTGCCGTATCAAGGAGCGGGACAAGCTGGCCGCCGAGAACAAGCGGCTTGCTGCCCTTAATGACATGTTCCCGCAGGAAATAGCGCGGCTGGAGGACAGGGTGTCAGCGGAGTATGAGGCCGAACGCGCGGATGATAGGGCAAAAATTGAAGAGTTGAAGAAAGAGAACAGGCGGCTGAGGGAACTGGTGGACGGTGCTACGGTGGCAGTTGAGCTGTTTAAGGATACTGCGCCAGCGCAAAAGAAGTGGCGGGAAGAGTGGTTAAATAAGGCGAGAGAAGCCCTGAAGGAGGCCAGCCATGATTAATCTGCCCCTCTGCCGTTGCGGATGGCCGTTGCACGATGGGGAGTGTGCTGTCTGCCGGGTTAGAAAATCGGAAAGACTGCCGGAACACGCTAAGTGCGGGAACTGTGAGCATTGGAATGGTGGGCGATGCTGCCTGATGGGGTCACATGGAGTATGCACGGAGTGGAAAGAGGCAAGATATGGATGACATCAACAAGAGGTTGTGCGAGCTGCTGGGCTGTGATGTTCCAAGTCCAAAAGATACATGCCCACTGTGTGGCAAGACAAATACTGACGGCAAGTTTATCGACGGAGCAGATTTCTTTACAGAGAGGGGCCGCATAGATTTGCTGAAAAGGATGAGGAAGAGCGGGGTTTGGTGGAAGTTCCTTGAAGTAATCGGCAGCGATAGGAGGTGGTGCGAAGAGCTTGCGGGGGATCAAAAGATAGACATGATCTGTATTGACTATATCCTTGACGACACGGGCTCCCTTGCGCGGGCTGTATTGGAGTTTTTGGAGGGGAAGGCTTGACATTCGCCGTTGCACATAAACGCTGGCTCACCCTTAAACAGGCCGCCGCCTATACCACACATCTACATCCGGCCTTTCGATCCCCACAACCTGCTCGTAGGTCGCATTGACCGGGAGCCTGTGGAAGTATCGGGGAGCGACCCACACCACGGCGGTCTTGATTATCCGTCTTACCAGATCCCATACCGTGTTAATTAGGCCGCCTTCCTGAAGATCGAAGAATCGCTGAAATTCCAAGTAAATTAAGGCACATTGAGTTTTGGATACCACAGGCACCGAATTATAGCGGCTGAAATAGTCGTGTATCGCCCCCGATTCGTTGTTCGTTCCCTTGACGATAGGCACAGATTCAAGGTCACAGATAAAGCCAACGGGTATTTCAAACCATGCCTTGATTGTTTCGGAATACCCGCGTAGAGGCTTCAAGAATTTAACCCGTTTAGGATCGCCTGAGAAATACTCCACGCATAGCGTCCCGATGACCTGCGTTGCCATTACGCCGCCTTTTCGGTGTCCTCTTCCTTCTCCATTATCAACTGGATGATCTCGATAATGGCCTTAATTTTCGCGCTGTCCACTCCTGCGATCAGCCCGCTTGCCAACACGATTTGCAGGATTTTCAGGATTTTCTCTAAGCTCAT